AGGAAGGTGGCACATGGTGGTATTGCCTTATGGATGCTAATGGATGTCTATTTGATCCTAAGTATCCTAATGAAGAGCGTGACTCATTAGAACAATTCCTGCAATGGGGTTATAAAGTAGAGGAGGTGACCAATGGTTGAAGAGGCTAAAATGGCATTATTTACTTTTGCAATGGGATTTTTAATAATTGGAATAGGATTAATTTATAATTACTTTAACGAAAAATGACTGACATAATACAATACATTGAGGATAATGACCTCAAAGCTCGCCACAGATATAGACACTACACTTACAAGCGTTTCTATCTTTACAACCTACTTAGAGAGGAAGGACTTACACTGTATGAGATAGCAGCAATGTTTAACAGAGACCATGCAAGTGTAATACATGGACTTAAGACTCATCATGATCTAATCTCAATCAAGGATAAAATATACCTGGACTATATTGAGGAGCTCATGTTGATATTTGAGAATTACAATGAAGGGCATGTTTTGGTTGATGACATTATGAACTGTTTTTGTTTAAAACAATTACGAAAAATTAAGTTCAGAATTAAGAATAATCTCTACAAAGAATTAAATTTGTAGTCCATACTGTTTTGATTAATTATTTGTTTGACCCTTCTGGCACTGCTGGAAGGGTTTTTTTATAGGTGTAAACCACTGTAAACCCTACTGTAACGCATTTCAGTAGTTAATTCACTTAAATTCAGTATGTTAATGCCTATTTTAGTGTAAAGGTTTACAGTTTACACTGGTATCAATTATAATTTTTAAACTGAAAAAAAATAAAATTTTTAATTTAGTGTAAAGTTTACACTTTTTTAGGTCATTTTCTTAGTGTTTATAAGGGATACAGAGCGAAAAAGGTTTACACTTTTACTGTAAACCCCTTTACAGTTAATAACTTTGTTAATAATGTTTATAAAGTATCTAATTATCTATTAAAAATATGTTTAATTTTGTTCAAGGGGTTGTCGGAGGCATCCACTTAAAAGGTTTTTTCTCGTTCCTTTCCCCCTATTTTTTTTAAACGAGATGTAAATAACGAGAATATGATTACAAAAAACTATTTAAAAAAGTTAGCAGGAATAGGTTATAGCATAATACCTTGTGATGCTACAAAAAAGCCTCAAGAGTTAAAATGGACTGAGCAACAATGTAAGACTACAAATGATATTGATAAACTCAATGCACCTCTTTATGGTTGCAGAGCAGGTTTCAATGACATTGAATGTATTGATGTTGATCTCAAAGTACTTCCATCCCTTCCAGATAGACAAAAATGGTGGGATGAGTATATATCATTCCTAAGAGATAATATCTCAGACTTTGAGGAGAAGGTAGTCATTGCTAAAACAATGAAGGATGGCTATCATATCATCTATAAATGCACAGCTCATAGTGGTAATACTAAGATAGCCAAGCTTAAAGGAATGAAGGAGGCTATTATTGAATCAAGAGGCAGGGGTGGACAGTTTATCCTGTATGGTAACTTTTATAATATGAATGAATACCATGATATTAAGTACATTACAGAGGAAGAGAGAGAGATTATTTGGTCTATTTCGAGGACTTACAACTATATTGAAGAGGTTAACCTGGATAAACCTACTAAAAAAGAATATAAGGTTAATGATAATGAGATAAGTCCTTGGGATGATTATAACAATCAAAGCAACACAATAGACCTTATATCAGATGAGTTTAATATTGTAAGAAACACTACTAAGAATTACATCATAAGACGGCATGGAGCTACTTCACCTCACTCAGGATATGTGTATAAAGATAGTGGATGTATGTATCTATTTAGCACAGGAACAAACTATCCTGCTGAGAAGTTATTAAGTCCATTTGCTATCTATGCTCATAAGTATCACTTTGGTAGCTTTAAAGAGGCTGCAAATGACTTATATCACAAAGGCTATGGAACTCGAAGAGTGCCAAAAATTGATATAGAGGATAGACCTACAGTTGACCTTGATAAGTTGACATTTCCTATTGATATATTTCCTGAGAATATTCAACTCTACATCCTTGAGAGTGCTAAAACATTAGGTCTATCTATTGATTACATGGGTAGCTCATTCCTTTGGCTATTATCAGTGATAGTTGGTAACTCATTGAAGCTCGAAGTTAAGACAGGATGGGTTGAGAATGCAACAGTTTGGATCTCATTAGTAGGTAAAGCAGGGATAGGTAAGACTCCAAGCATTAACCAAATGATAAGACCTCTTGAGGTTATAAATAATACTCACATAAGACGTTATATCAAGGAATATTCTAAGTGGGTAGAGTATGATAAAAAAGATAAAAAGGATAAGGAGCACTCAGAGGAGGTAAGAAAGCCTAAAAAGACTCAATTTATAGTGAATGACATTACACTTGAGGCATTAGTTGACTTGCATGAAGAAAATAAGAATGCAGTTGGAGTGTTTAAAGATGAGCTTGCAGGATGGTTTAAAGACATGAACAAATATAGGGCAGGTTCTGACCTTGAGTTTTGGCTATCATGTTGGAGTGGTAAGGCTGTAAGTATGAACAGAAAAACAGCTAAGAGTTCATTTGTTGACAAACCTCACATCCCTGTGCTTGGAGGTATCCAGCCAAGTATCTTTGATCAGTTTAATACAGAGGAGAACAAAGAGAATGGATTTACAGATAGGATGTTGATAACTTTCCCTGATTTGTATGTTGATACTTACAATGAAAATGAGATGGATGACCGTATCTTAATTTGGTATGATGAGTATGTTGTTAAGTTTTTTGATACAGTTAAAAGAGAGTGGGTTAAATACAATCAAGAGGATGATATTGAGCCTATTAAGGCAATACTATCTCCAAAGGCTAAGATACAATGGATGAGAATATTCAATAAGATTACTGAGATGCAGAACAGTGATAGTGAGAATGAATATATGAAGTCAATGTTGCCTAAGCAAAAGAGCTATATCCCAAGATTTGCACTCCTTCTCAATGCTTTATGGAGCTATGATATTGAAGAGAATGATGGCTCTTATAGTTTGATAGGTGCAGATGCTATGTTGAAAGCTGAGAAACTGTCTGACTACTTTATTAACATGAGTAAAAAAGTTAAGATTGAATCACAGGATAAAAAGGATATGAAGTATATTATTAAGGCAGACCAAAGCATGAACTCATTTGATAAATTTAAGTCTCTTTATACTCAAAATAAAGACCTTAATCAGTCAAGTGTAGCTGAGATATTGGGAGTATCAAGGCAGACAATTAATAAATATATTAAAAAGATAGAGAATGCTGACGATAACCAATGAAGATAATATGTTATTAATGGCACGTTACCCCGATAATTATTTTGATTTGGCAATTGTTGACCCGCCTTATGGAATTGGAGTTAGTAATAATAAAAAAATGACTTCTAACTCTAAAAAAGAATACTCAATTAAAAATTGGGATAATGAAATTCCAACAAAAGAATATTTTAATGAATTAAAAAGAGTATCTAAAAATCAAATTATTTGGGGAGTAAATTATTTTGATGGTTTTGGTTTAAATGGTGGTAGAATTATTTGGAATAAATTAGGAAAAGATATAGGTAGAAGGAATCCTATGCCAAATTTAAGTGATTGTGAAATAGCTTATTGTAGTATGAGAACAAATATAAAAATGTTTTCATATACTCAAATAGGAAATGTTTATGGAAATGATTATCAAATAGATTGGAATCAAAATAGAATACACCCAACCCAAAAACCAGTTGCACTTTACAAATGGCTCCTTGACAAATATGCCAAACCAACTGATAAGATACTTGACACTCACTTAGGCAGTGGCTCAATAGCAATAGCCTGCCATGATTACGGCTTTGACCTTACAGCCTGTGAGCTGGACAAGGAGTACTTTGATAAGGCAATGCAAAGGATAACTAATCATACTAATCAATTAAATTTATTTATATGAAACGAATAAACAAAGACAAACTCAATGCTCTTATGATGGAGCAGTTGAAACAGAAGTATCCTAACATGCCAGAGGCATACATACCAAAGACTGATTGGACAGATAACTCAGCCAATGCCTTGACAAAATGTGTCATTGCATGGATACAGTTCATGGGCGGTCAAGCTGAGCGAATAAGCTCTCAAGGTCAGTACAGGGAAGGAGCAAAGATACCGGTCGGCTCTGGCATCATGGCACACACAAAACAGTTACCGGGAAAATGGACACCCGGACAGTCAACCAAAGGAACTGCAGATATATCTGCCACGATCAGAGGGCGGTCAGTTAAGATTGAGATTAAGTATGGTAAGGATAGACAGTCAGATGTTCAAAAGGAATATCAAGCCTCCATTGAAAGGGCAGGCGGTGTGTATATCATTGTGAGAGACTTTGATAGTTTTGTTGAGTGGTATGAACAATTTACATTAGGGATATGACAGCAAAAGAGAAAGCAGAACAGTTAGTAAATAAATACTTAATGAATACACCCGTAGGATTTCATATTGATGATGCTAAAGAATGTGCGTTGATTTTAGTTTCTGAAATGAAAAAACAATGCTGGGATTATAGAGATATTGATATACAATTGTCATATGATTATTGGGTACAAGTTGAACAAGAAATACAAGGATTATGAGAATCAAACTAAAAATGCCAAAGTTCAAGGTCAAGCTCAAGCATCTGAGAAAAAAGTACAAATGTGCTGTGAAGGGGATTAATAATGAAATAGATTAGATTATGACATTAGACTCACATGAAATTAGATTAGGTAACTCATATAAGATTGAGTTAGGTGATGGAACTTATAAGATAGGACTCATTAACTTAGAGGATATTGAGAGCTTATTAGATGATGAAATTGATGACTTTTATCAGGCTCTTGAGCTTGATGAGAATGTATTATTAAAATTAGGTTTCAAACAAGTTACTGATAGAGTATTTATGAAAGGTGATTTTGGTGTTGAGTTAGGATTTTTTAATTATTTTCTAATTAAAGTTGATGGTCATGTATTAAGAATAGGTAATAATCAATACGTTCATCAACTTGAAAACCTGTACTTTGCACTTACAGGTGAGGAACTAACATACAAATGTTAATAACTTTATTTTGTACTTATGCAATCTTTTATTAACTTTGATGCAATAAATAAAAACAGTATGGAAAAACAAATCAAAACAGCTACTGAGAAAATCAAGGAGCTGAATGAGTTGAGTAAGACACTCACTCTACATCAAAAACTACACAGGGCAAAGTTAGCCATTGGTAAGGTAACTAAGAACGCTATGAGTCATCACTCAAAGTACGCTGACCTTAATGCTATCCTTAGCACTGTTGAGCCTGTAC